TAGGCCGGGGGGTAGGCCGAACTCGGGTTTTCAGGGGGGTAGGCCGAACTCGGGTTTTCAGGGGGGTCACGCGCGATATAAAAATTGATTTCGGGGAGGCACAAAATCCGCGCGCACTTTTTGAAAACCGGCGCTTGACACCCTCGCCCGCTTACTCCATATTCCGATTGCGATCCTTTGTATTGCACCTCCCCCCCTCCCGGAGGTACGATCCTCTGTATTGCACCTCCCTCTCGGACTGACGGGGTTCCCAGGTCATGGTGGCCCCGTCATTTTCTAAAGCAGATCGCGCGGAGATTCTCTTGGCCATCGGCCAGGACCACGTGCTCGCCCATGCGGTGTGCTTCGGTCACCGGCACTCCCATCCGACTCCCCCCTTTCACCATGAGATTATTAAAGACTGGCACAGCACCCGGCCCAACGTGCTCACGCTGGCCTTCCGCGACAGTGCCAAGTCAACCATCGGGGAAGAGGCTACCGCCCTCGAAGCCTGCTTCCAGCACATCCACAATGCTCTGATCCTGGGGGAGAGTGAGCAGCGCGCTGTCGAGCGCCTGCGCGCCATCAAGCATGAGATAGAGACTAATGAGGTCCTGCAATTGCTCTTTGAGATCGGCCCCGGAGCTATATGGACTGAAGCCAAGGTCACGTTGTCCAACGGCGTCATGTTGCAAGCTTACGGCCGGGGGCAGTCCCTCCGCGGGGTTAAGCATCTCGAGCACCGGCCTGATTGGTTGTTTATGGACGACCTCGAGGATGACGTGTCGGTAGCGACCCCCGAGGCGCGCGACAAGACCCGCACTTGGTACGGGTCTACCGTGGTCCCGGCGATGGATCCGGGGGGTCGCAAGCGCATGGGGGCGACCCCCTTGCACCCCGAGGCGCTCGCCCCCACGCTTGCAAAAGCGGCGTCGTGGTATTCGAAAACCTATCCGGTCATACATAAAGATAGTACAGGGCGTATTGTCTCGACATGGGCTTCGCGTTACTCGGTCGAGTGGGTAGAGAAGAAACGAGAAGAACTAAATGATCTCGGTAAGCCGGATATTTATGTGCAGGAATATCTTTGTCAGGCAACCAACCCGGCGACGCAGGTGTTCACCCCTGAGATGATACGCGTTGTTCCTCAGCTTAGGTCGTGGCATGCGGTCTACGCGATGTATGACCCGGCCCGCACGACCAATAAAAAGAGCGCGACGACCGGCAAGGTTGTATGGTCGTGGGTAGGCCGCAAGCTCGTTATATGGGATGCTTTTGCCAAGAAGCTGATGCCCGGCGAGATTATTGACGATATATTTGCGGTCGAAGAGGAATATCACCCTGTTGCCATCGGCGTTGAGGAAACCGGCCTTAACGAGTGGCTCATGCAGCCTATCCGCGCGCAGCAGAAGGCACGCGGGCAAGTCCTGCCTATGCGAGCACTACATGCGCCACGAGGTAAGCTTGACTTCATCCGCGGGCTTCAACCCTACTTCCGAGCCGGGGAGGTTGAGTTTGCGCGCGATCTACCGGAGTTGCGGGCGCAACTGCTCGGCTTCCCTTCGGGGGATATAGACGCACCGAACGCTTTAGCCTATGCTCTGAAGATGAAGCTCGGGGTGCCGGTCTACGAAGAGTTTAATGTCGAGCACATGGCCGAGGATCTGCGGCCCGCCAAGGCTCCTCTATGGCTGGCGGTCAACTCAGACGGCAAAGTGACGACGGCTGTCCTTTGCCAGCTCTCCTATGGCCAGCTCTTGATTCTCGCCGACTGGCTGCATGAAGGCGACCCCGGCGCCGAGCTTGCCGACATTATACAAGAGGCCTCTGTCGAGACCCCCTTCCGGCGGGTCGGGGATGGTAAGCTCCCTGACCCGCGTGTTTCACGTGAAACACTCCGCTGTGTTGCACCGCAAAGTCATTGGGGTCTCTATGATCTGATAGGGCTGCGGCCGGCGGCCAAGCGCATCCCCGTAGACCTGTCGCGCGGCGGCGCCCCCTTGCAAGGCCGGGAGGAATTGCGTAGGATGCTTCGCGCCCGGGTGCACGGGATGGCCACCGTAAGGGTCTCAAACCGGGCAACATGGACGCTGCGCGCATTGGCGGGGGGGTTCTCCCGGCTCGTGGACGCTTCGGAGCCCGAGGAGAATTCCTACGCTGTCCTTATGACCGGAGTCGAAGCGTTCGCCGCTATGTTGCGGGGGGCTGGCGTTCAAAATGAAAATAATATAAATTGGCAGACGGCGCCGGACGGGCGTCGCTATATTTCCGCGCGAGGGTGAAAACGCGCACCAACACGGGGCTTTGATGAGCATTCCAATTGCACTTTTTTCGCAGGCCCCTGCCGAGGATCTCGTCAATGCCCTCAACCAGCTCGTAAACGCGATAAACGCGCAGCTTGCAGTTGTCGGGACCAAGCTGGTGATCTCCGGCGGCACGATCAATAGTACAGCGATCTCCGGCGGCACGATCAATAGTACAGTGATCTCCGGCGGCACGATCAATAGTACAGTGATCGGTGGTACGACGCCGGCGGCTGGTAACTTCACGACCCTGACAGCGCCGATCATATCCGGCGGCATCGCTATCACCGGCGATGCCACCATTCATAGCCTTACCGTCGGATTAGGCGGGGGGAGCATAGTATCCAACACCGCCAATGGATATCAGGCGCTCTATTCCAACACGACAGGCAGTAACAACACCGCCAATGGATATCAGGCGCTCTATTCCAACACGACAGGCGGTGCCAACACCGCCAATGGAGTGGTTGCGCTCTTTTCCAACACGACAGGCGGTGCCAACGTCGCCAATGGAATTCAGGCGCTCGTTTCCAACACAACTGGCAGTAACAACGTCGCCAGTGGATTTCAGGCGCTCTTTTCCAACACGACAGGCGGTAGCAACACCGCCAATGGATATCAGGCGCTCTATTTCAACACGACAGGCGGCAACAACGCCGCCAATGGATTGTGGGCGCTCTTTTCCAACACGACAGGCAGTAACAACACCGCCAATGGATATCAGGCGCTCTATTCCAACACGACAGGCGGTAACAACGTCGCCAATGGATTGTGGGCGCTCTTTTCCAACACGACAGGCGGTAACAACACCGCCAATGGAATGTATGCCGGCTACAACAATTCCGTTTCTCTCCAAACCATGTCCTACAGTACATTCCTTGGTTATGGTGCAAATTCCAGCATTGACGGCGTAACCAACTCCACAGCCATCGGTAACGGCGCACAAGTCACCGCCAGCAACGAGGTTGTGATTGGAAATTCCTCCGTCACGAAGACGGTGTTGAACGGCGCCATCGCTATCGGCGGAGCGACGGCGATCGGGTCCGACCGGTCGTACTATCTTCCTTCCTACACCGTCACGACGCTGCCGGCGGCCGGAACCGCAGGCCGCATGGTCTTCGCCAGCAATTGCCGGATGTTCAACGGCGTCGGCCTGCAAGAAGGCACCGGCGCCGGCACCGGCGGCCTTGTCACCGACAACGGCACGGCCTGGAAAATCGCCGGCACCAACGTCACTGCAATCGCGTAATATCCAACTTTGGAAACTCCATCATGACCTTTCCGTCCAATGCCTATGTCTACGAATTTCTCTATCGCGGCCAGCCTCCAGGTAGTACGCAAGCGCCGGATTATCACGTAATCGTGGCGGTTCCCGGAACCGATGTTTTCGGTGATCCTATGCTGTCCTATAGCCAGGCGATGACGCCGGAGCAGGCGGGGGCAGGGGGCCTTGCACTGCCGACCCTTATTGCCGGAATCAATACGGCGTTGACGGCGCAGATTGCGACACTCCAGGCTGAAAACGCGACACTCCAGACCGCGCAGACCGCCGCCGGGGCGACACTCCAGACCGCGCAGACCGCCGCCGGGGCGACACTCCAGACCGCGCAGACCGCCGCCGGGGCGACACTCCAGACCGCAAAGTAGAAAAGCTGATGAAAGATCTCGATGCGGCAAAAGCGCCTGTTGGATCTGGCAAGAAATGAGTGCAAAGGCAGCCAAGAAAATTCGTTTCGATCCCGGCGCCGGGGAGCGGGACAAAAATACAAACCTTGACCGCGACGAAGAGTTGTCGGGCAAGGAAGATATCCGTGATGCTCTGCTCGACCTCTATAAGGATATTGAGAAGGGCTTCGACGAGCAGGCCGATCGTTCCGACGGCAATTTAGACTATTGGGATTGTTATAATTGTGTGCTTGGTGACAAGCAGTTCTATCAGGGCAACTCAAAAATTTTCATTCCCATAATCTTGAACGCGGTAAACGCGCGCAAGACGCGGTTCGTCAACCAGATGTTCCCGCAGTCGGGTCGCTATGTTGAAGTGACAACAGAGAACGGAGACCTTCCCCAGGCCGAGATGGCGCTGCTTGAGCACTATGTCCGGCGCGCAAAGCTGCGCACGCAGGTCGCTCCCGCGTTGATGAAGAATGGTGATATCGAAGGGCAGTACACGGTGCAGGTTACATGGCAGTCACGCACGCGCCATGTGGTTCACCGGGTTAAGCGGGCGCCGGAGATTGAGGGGCTTGCTCTTAGTACCGGGGAGGAAGAGGACGAGATTGAGGATATCGAAGAAGAGGTAATCAAGGACTCGGGGCCGGGGGTATTGGTCATCGCCGATAGCGATCTTCTCGTGTTGCCGGCTACGTCAAATAGTCTTGAGGAAGCTCTGCATGAGGGGGGTTCGGTCACAACCCTTTGCCGATGGACCACTGCCAAGCTCAAAAAGATGATCAAAGAAAAGCATATTGAGAAAAAAGCCGGCGAGGCGATGGTTGACGAGATGCGTAAAGAGGGGCGCTCAAAACCGATCGACAAACCGAAGGAGATGGTGGATGCCGCAGGAATTAAAGGAGACGGGCGCGGTAAGTATGCTCTTGTGTACCGAACTTGGACAATGCTTACGCTCGATGGCGAACGACGACTTTGTTTAGTATATTTCGGAGGGCAAGACAAAATACTCGGGTGTAAACGCAATCCGTATTGGTCAGATCGAATTGATATTATCTCCGCGCCGGTCGAAAAAGTTGAGGGCGCGTTCAAAGGTCAAAGCAAGATCCGGCTCGGCGTAGCTGATCTCCAGTACCAGGCGAACGACGCGGCGAACGAGGGTATGGACAGCGCGGCGTATGCGCTGATGCCCATTGTGCTTACTGACCCCGAGAAGAACCCGAATGTCGGCAGTATGATAATGACACTCGCCGCCATATGGGAGACAAGCCCCGGCGATACGAAGTTCGCGCAATTTCCCGCGTTGTGGAAGGACGCGCTCGAGATCGTCGCCACCGCGCAGGCGATGATTTTTCAAACGCTCTCGGTTAACCCCGCGCAGATTACTAATGCCCAGGGAGCAAAAAAGAAGCCTTCGCAAGCGGAGATTGCCAACGAGCAGCAAGTTGATATTTTGACGACCGCGGACGCCGTGACGGTGATCGAGGAAGAAATCCTTTCGCCGATGCTCGGGTTTATGCTGGAGCTTGACCACCAATATCGGGATAAGCCTTTGCTCGTGCGCGAGTATGGTGAAACGGGGTTACGCGCCAATATGCAGGAAATTGAGCCGGTCAGCATGGGGCGGGCCTACCAATTCCGCTGGTACGGGGTGGAGGCCGCGCGCAACGCGCAGCACATGCAACAACAGATTGCCGGGATCAACGTGCTTCGCGGTGTCCCGCCGCAGATGTATAAAGGTTACGTGCTTGACCTTGGCCCGGTGCTCGCCCAGATGATCGAGAACATGTTCGGCCCGCGTCTGGCGCCGTTGACGTTTAGGGATATGCGGATGGAGCAGAGTGTCGATCCGCAGACTGAGAACCAGCTGCTCGGACAAGGTATGCTTGTGCCGGTGCACGCGATGGACGACATTCAAAAACACATGCAGGCGCACATGCAGGCAATGCAGATGACGGGAGACCCGCATGGGGTTATAAAGGTTCATCTTGCCGCCCACATGCAAATGCAGCAACAGCAGCAGATGGAGCACCAACAGGCTATGCAGCCCCAGCCCCGGCCGGGGCCGGGGGGTGGACAACCTAAGCCCGGTGCGCAGCCGGGGCAAGTAAGGAACGCGCAACAACCCCCCGGTGCGATGCACCAAGACCAACTCCACACAGGAATGCCGAGATGAGCACGCTCGTTAAAGTAGCAGGGTCAAATGTGACAGTTTCAGGAACCCCGGGGAAACTCACCGTGACCGAGGCCACTTGGCTCGGGGCCGAGGGGGTGACAATCACTGACAAAGACGAATTTCTTAGCTTCTGCGGGGCGATATACTCGGAAGCGGCGTCCGCGTGGCCGGGCATTCAGCTCATGGATATAATGCTCAAGCTATAGGAGAAGGCAGAATGGCCGATAAGCAATTCGTCGAAGGCCTGGTCGCTTCGGCGGCGAATCCTGAGGAGCTTCTTGCCGCCCAGCATGCAGCGGCGCAGAAGCTCTTAAGGTTTGACGGGGAGCGATATCCTACGGACGGCTGTGCCATTACGCTTTCGTGCCTTCTCCAGGCCGCAGGCATCGATGTGGCGGACACCTACTTGGCCTTGTCGCTCGGGGTCCTTCTTGAGCGGCGAGGATGGATGCGGGTCGCTTGCGGGAGGCAAGAAAAGGGCGACGTCGGAAGCACCTGCGGGGGGGTGATAAACCACGGTACAGACCACATATTCCTGGTTCTCGAGGCTATGGGTAAGGACGAAATGGTTGTGGCCGACAACCAAGCGCCAGTTCCTCATTTCCGGTATGCCAGCGGTAAAGGTGGTAAAACGCCAACCAAGTTCTTCTTGCGAGCGCCGGGGGCGAAAAGTTGATGCGCAGCGCCCCGCGGGTTATCCTCGAATTACTCGCCGTCGTC